AGTCTCTGGATGAGCCCAGTCAACCGTAAATAAGTATTGACCTTTGTAAAATTTTTTATCTTTACCTAGATATTTTCCGTCTATACCAGCCAACCAATCAAAGCAATGCACACTAGGATAATAACTAAAACAATTCCACAGTTGAAGCTCGTTCGTCTGCATATCCGGCACATCGGCTCGATCATAATGTTTTTGGAAAAACGCTGAGATAGGCAAACGCCAAAAGCACGCGCCATTAGGTAACATGATGTTAAATAAGAGTGCGCGACCTGAAATAGAGACCAGACCAAAGATAACGCAGTCACTATACTCTCCTTGATGTTCTTTAAGATCATAAAGATACTCCTTCCGTATTTTACAATAAATTGGCGGTATATTAGCATTTAAATAAGACATAGTACATTACTTTATTTCACCCCAGTTAGGCCCAGATTCGTAATCTACTTTATTAGGTACCTTTAAGTCAACTGCATTTTCCATAATATCTTTTATTTTTTTTGCTTGACTTTCAGATTCAATAGAAAAATCTAATTCATCATGTATTTGTATATGACCTATTAAACCTTCTTTATATAAATCAACCATTGCTTTCTTAGTCATATCTGCTGCACTACCTTGAATTAATTTATTTAATGCTTTGTATGTAAATGCTCTTCTATGTCCATTTTTATACCAATAGTTTTTCTTAGGTTTACCATCAACATCTTTTTCTTGGTCACCATTTTCATCTAATAAATATGGTCCCATTTCTTTTAACTCTTTCATTCTGTCATGATCTGCTGCAGGTACAAATGTACCCCAATCACTTCCTCTAAGTATTGGTTCGTACTTAGGAAATCTACAACGTCTACCTAGTAATGTTTTTATTCTACCTTTTTGTTGTGCAACATCCATAACTCCACTCATTAATTCTTTTACAAATGGAACTCTTCCATGATAAGTATTAAATAATTCATCTGCTTTTTCTTTTGATACAGATAATTCATTCTGAAGTTTAGCTTTACCCATTCCATAAAATAAACCTAAATTAATTGTTTTAGCTTCTTTTCTTTCAATCTCAGCCATGTCTGCAACAATTTGATGGAAATCGGTTGATGGATCATTTTCATATGAGTCTGCAATAACTTGAGCTGAATCATATTCAAATCTTAATGCATAGTGTGCAACTAATCTTGGTTCTTGTTGTGAGTAGTCAAATGTTCCCCACTTACAACCTTCTTCTGGAATAAACAATGATCTTATTAATGGACCAGTATCTGGATCTCTCGCTGGAATCTGTTGTAGATTAGGATTAGAATAACTAAATCGTCCTGTAACAGTTCCACCATCATCAGATCTAATTTGATTTATGTCTGCATGAATTCTACCTTTATGCTCATGTTTTAAAATTGTATCAATGAATGTTGTTCTGACCTTGTTTATTTTTCTAGCTTCTGCTATCATATTAACGACAGGATGTTTATGAGTAGAAATAAAATTTTTAGTAAATGAAGGAGAGTTTGTCTTTTCAGTACGGCTATAAGGTAGCTTCAGTTTGTCAAAAACTTCTGCAATCGATCTTGCAGCCCATATCTGAGTGTCTACTCCTGATTCTATTTTTATTTGTTGTAATAAGTTTTCTTCTTTTACTGCCAGTGCTGTTTTCAATTGATTGGCTTTCTCGATATCTACCCGAACACCTAGGTGGCGCATATCAACTAAACAAGGAAAAAGATCAGTCTCAAGATTAAATACATTTTGTAAATCTTCTTCTATAATTATTTTTTTAAACAAATGCCAAAGCTCTAAAGTTAGAGCTGCATCTTCTTCTGCGTATGCTCCTACTTCACTTGCAGGCATTTTCCACATTTCTGCTTTTGGATCTAAACCTCTTTCTTTAGCTGCTTTAGTAAGTAGTGTTTCATTCTTACCTTTACTTAAATATACCCAAGATAGAGAGTTTAATGTAAATGAAAATCTATTCTCATCAATTAATGATGCTGCAACCATGGTATCAATAATTAAACCATTTATTTTAATACCTAAATTTCTAATCCAACATACGTCATACATTGCATTATGAAATATTTTTGTAGCAGGTGATTCACATACATCTTTAAACCATCTTAATACTTGATCTCTAGGCATATTAGGACCTTCACCATGTGCTATAGGAAAATAATTTTTATAACCATCTACAGCTACAGCTATACCTACAACTTCACCATTACCACTTATGGCCCCTGAACCCAGTTTCTTTAAATCTGGATCTCTTGTCTCCAGGTCAATTGCAATCTCATCTGCTTTTCTTAGATCAGGAAATTCTGTAGGTGCTACCCACTCTGTAGTTGGCATTAACATTATTTTTTCCTCTTCATGTCTTTCATCTTTTTAATTTCTAATTCACAGTAATGAATTATCTTTTCTATATCTTGTATTCCATTTTTATTCAAGTACCTGCAAACATACTTCACAACGTTGCCTTGAAAAAATGAGAGATTATTTTTTGAAATAAACTCATAAGGTTGAATGGGAAAATCTTTATAGTGAGATCCTCCAATTTGTTTATCTTGTGGAAACGCTTTATCAAACATATCTTTATTACTCATTATCCATATACCTTTCTGACCGCTTCATACCAGGCCTTTTTATATTTCTCATCTCTAGTTTTATTCCAGAGTATTGCTAATTCATCTATTTGTGATTGATGCATATTTTTCCTTTCAGTTTAATGTGGCAGTTGTTGATTTAACGACCTTATATCCAATGAAAGGGAGTAAGAGAAAATCGAACCAACGTCGCTCGTTAGAGCATGATGCTGCCACCCACCACTAAAGGGCTTCTCTCTCCCAATCGGTTTACATAGGTTAGTATGTAAATTCTTAAATATGTTTATATTCATTTCTTTTTATTCTTGCTTTTAATTTATATAAATTGTTTCTTGCACGTGTTCCTCCAACATACCAAACTCTATGTTCTTCATCATGTTTTGCTTGACTCTTTTTAATTGCTTTTTTAATTTTATCTCCAATATCTAAACAAAGAATCACACTATCTTCTTCTCCACCTTTAGCTGCATGAATAGTAGATACTTTAATACGTGCTCTATCATCTAAATCTTCTCCATTATCTAACATATTTTTTATATACTCTTTCTCTGATAAGTTTGCTTCTTTGAAAGCATCAAACCAATCTACGGTATTGTCCCATTTATCTTGTTTAGCACCAATATATTCTTCTACATCTTTTACTTCTTTTTGATCTAATTCAATTCCTCTACACCATGAGTTATAATTAACTGATGCATTATATAATCTAACTATAAAACTTTTACCTTTATTAGTGTAATAATATAAATTTCTTTTTCTTAATTCTTTCGTCATTTTTATTAATCTAGAAATAGTTCTAGTTAATATTAACCAATTACCTTCTGTTAAATCTATTTGATCTAGGTTATTTATTTTAAGACATTCACCTTCGTAGTCCCTTGGATAATATTGTTTTAGTTTTCTTAAACCAATTATATTAGTTAAAGGTATGATTGATTGCTCTTGAACTGCTCTTGATATTCTTTTTGAATATTTCAATACTTTTTCTTTATCTGCTTTTTCAGATATGAATCTATCAACATCTGCTCCAGCCCAGGCAAAGATAGCCTGATCATCATCACCTGCTAAATAAATATCATCTGTGTATTGTTTTAATTTATCAAATAATTTCCACTGTAGCGGTGATAAATCTTGAGCTTCATCTATAAAGATTGCTTTAAATCTAGGTAGATCTTCTTTTAATAATAATTGATTAATCATATCATTGAAGTCTAGTTTCTTTTTAACAGTCTTATAATTTTTTAAATTATCATCTATGTTTTTTAATATATGCCATTTGATTTCTTTAGAGTTATGTTCATTTCTATCGTACTCTTCTCTAATAGTTACGTCTCTATTAATTGCTTTACCTATCATTTGAAAATATGGACTATCACTATTTAAATAAAATATTTCTTCTTTATTATATTTGTCATAGTACTTAACTCTTAAATTTAATTTCTTACCTATCTTCTCATAATCACTACCTTGCATTACTTTTTTAGTATTTAAATCTAATTGATCAAAAGCAAATGAATGAATAGTTCTAAAATAATATAAATCTTTATCTTCTGCTGGCATTCTTTCTCTAGCTTCTTCTGCAGCTTTTTTAGTAAAAGCAAAGTATGCAATCTTATCTAATGGCACACCTGTTCTAACATATGCTTTAGCTCTACTAATAAGTTTATATGTTTTACCTGTACCTGGAGGACCATAGTATTTATAAATCATTATACGATATCATCCTCATTTTCTATTTCTATAATCTCTTCTACTTCCATTTCTTCTTCTTTAAATAAATACAAAGGTATAAATGCACATCCATTAACACCTGGATTTGGTTTATCTGTTTTTTTATTTTTACCTGGAAACCTTTTCTTTTTACCAAATTCTGGTTTAGGTAAATGATCCTTTTCATTCTCAAACATTTTTTCTATCATGTAAGAAGTTCTAGATGCATCTTTCTTCCATTCATTTTCTTTCAAAAAATTGTAAAAATCATCATATACAAAGTATGCATAAGTTTCATCTTTCAATACATTACCACTTAAAAAAGAATTATGTGTTGTGGCCTGAGGCCCGTTGATATGCTCCCTAATTAATTTTTTTAATATCTCCATTGGTCTGGTCCCTGGAGCCGGCTGCACTGTATCTTGTGTATCTAATAAAGCATTTATCATTGCATGAAAGTCCATTGCTTTAATAGGCGGAGGAAATATATCAGCCTGAGCCATAATTAAACCTCTTAATTCTTTTTGGTCTCTTAATTTATTAACATCTTTAGCATGTACAGATACTGACTCACCTTTTTTATTTTCCACTGTAAGATAGTATTCAGGATCTGGTTTAAAATCTACTTTGATTAGATTAGTCATCAATGGCCAATCTATTTTCTTATCAGATATAATTCCAAATTTTCTTTTTACACATTCTGATTTAACACACACTGGTGAAAGTAATTCATCGCTACAAGTATGACCTTTTTCTTGCTTCTCCCAGTTTTTTATTTTCATTTTAATATGGTCATCAGTCCAGGTTTGATTGAACTCAAAATAATTTCTACCTGCTTGTAAAACTTTATTCTTCCAATCATCTGAATATTTCTTTTTAGAAAACACCATGTAGTTATATAAAAACCTATCACGACCATCTTTCATTTTATTTTTAGATAATATTTCTAAACATGGTGGACCATCTTTAAATTCTTCTGCTCCTCCATCTAATGCTTTTTGAATAAGATTATCAGACAATTCTTTTATTTGTTTTGAATCTACTTTATTTAATTCAACACATTGTAAAAATAAAACAAAAGGTATTTCTTTACCTGAAGGATCTATTGCAACTCTTTCTTTTTTTCCAAAATATGGAAGGTTTATAAAATTACCATTTACTTTATTTCCATTTGTATCACTGCCTAACTTAGTTTGTTTAGGAAATATCTCTGTATTGATAGGTAGTTTAAATAAAAATAATACGTCTTCCAAAAAATCTTTTACTATTTTTGCTCTTACTAATTCTTTTGTAAATAAATATAAATGAAGTCCACCGCTTTTTGATTTAATTGGTATTAGTGGTAATTCTTTTTCTTGAATAATATCTAAATAATATTTTACATCTAGATCTTTATATATTTTTGGATCTATATCTATTGCTCCAAATCTTGCTAGATCATTATCATTACAAGGTTGTATACCTATAGATTTTGTTCCGTCTAAATGTTGTTTGTAATCAAATTCTGTAATTGGTTTACCTGACCAACCATAATCACCATTCTTAAATTTTATTTTCCCTGTATCTGGATCTTCGTAACCATTACTAATATTACAAAAACCGTAATTACGTTCTAAACCTGTAAAATTTTTTATAAACTCTTGCATGTCTGTATCCCTTTAATTTTTTTAAAGGATGGCAACAGTCTCCCGTCGCCATCCTATCTCCGAAGTATTCACTTAGTGAATTAGACAATATCCGATATCTTAGGTTTATCGCTTTTCTCATATTCAGGTTTAGCTGCACCTTTAGACACAGATTTTTGAAACTCCTGTGCCATTAAATATAAGTCTGCATCTTCTTTTTTAGAGATATCTAATGCTCTCTTCATAGAAGGTTTATAGACATGCCAGTTTTTACTTCCCGCAGTTTTAGCCGCAGTTTTTAAATTATAAACTGCTGCATACGCCGCCGGATTGTAAACACCTTTGTCATCTTTAAATCTAAGATTTTTAATCAACTGATTTAATTCTCTCGCAGGTGTTAGATTAGATGATCTCATAGTAATTACTGCAGGTCTAGGTTCATCACCTAATACCACTACATAAAAATATGCAGTTTTTTCTAAGTAGTTACCATTATCTAATCTATATTTACCGTTTCTTTCTTCAACGGCATCTGATGGTACAGACATATGAGTTGCAACAGGCGGAGCT